TGATGGCCGTTCTAGAGAATGGTAATCAACATAAAGGCTACCTTTCTACCGTTCAACCTAGTGGCTTATCAGGTTTAAATAACAAAGGCGATATTTTATTCAATGCTGCTCCTGCTGGCTACCAACAAGACATTGACACTTTAACAGCTATTAAACAGGAAGTAATCGAGCAAAAATTCTATACTTTAGATCCTGCCGCTTTTACTCCTATTGTTACTGGTTTTGGTGCTTACTCTTCTGAAAGCTTATATTACAAAAACTTTCAATTAGGCGGAAACTTTGAAGAAGGTATTAGCGGTAATGGTTCTTTTACTAGAAAACCTAAAACTAATGTTGGTTATGATGCTATTAATCTTCCTTTCTACTTCTGGCACGCTTCTCTAGATTATTCTTTAACAGAAGTTAAACAAGCTGCTGCAAATAACGGCGCAGCTATTAGATTAATCGAGCAAAAAGAAAGAGCTAATAAAAGAAACTATGATTTAGGCATTCAAAAAGTTGCTCAATTAGGTGTTTCTGGACTAGATAAAGTTGATGGTATTTTGACTTTAGATAATCAAGGCGCTGCAAATAACACTTCTATTATTGTTGGCTCTTTATCTTCCAGAACTTCTACTCAATTAAATGCAATTGTTGCTACTTTAATCACAGCTTATAGAGACAACTGCGACGGAACTGCCTTCCCTACTACTTTTGTAATTTCAGAAGCTGATAAAATTGGCCTTTCTACTTTTGTTGCTGAGCAAAGACCAGATATTAGCAAGTTTGAATTCTTGTTGAAAGCCTTTAGAGAGCAAACTAACAATCCTAGTTTTGAGATTCTTCCTAGTAAATATTGCGATGTTACACGAAACAATTTAGGCGAAACTAGATATGCTTTATATAATAAAGATATTGATACAATGGAAATGAATGTAAATATTCCTTACACTTCTACTTCTTTTGCTACTGGTAACGGATTTGATTTTGAAAGTGTTTCTTATTCTCAATTTAGTGGAATTGTTGCAAAACGCCCTAAAGAAATTCTATACTTTAGCTATTAATATTAATTAAACATAAATAATTATGATAACTTTACAAAATCAATCAAAAAAACTTTATATCGTATCTGATAACAGATATTTTAAACCTAATGATGTAATTTCTTTTGAAGACAAAGAAGCTAAAAGATTAGAAAGATATGAGGGTATTGTTAGCTTAGCGGAGATCTCCAAGAAAGCAGAAGAAGTAGCCAAAAAAGCTATTGAAGCTGCTGACAAGGCATCTAAAAAAGCTAAGAAAGCTAACAAGGTTGAGGATATTAAAGAATAATTAATTAGTTAGTAATTATGGCTTGCACAAATCCCGTCATTACAGCACTTACGCCAGAAGAGTTTAAAGCTCAATTCTGGCGTGATTTTACTTATATTGCAACTTGGGATATTGCAATTACCTATAATACAGGTGACCAAGTTTTTTATGACCTTAATAAAAGGTTTTATCAGTGCTTAAATGATGGGATTGTGGGAGTTGTGCCTACTGATACTAATGATTGGAAATCTATATCTAATTTTGATGTAGTTTGTGACCTTGATATAACTAACGCTTATGCGGAGGCTTGTGTCAATTACAATAGCGCTTTATTTAGCAGCGATCAAGATAAGATATTAGCCTACTTGTATTTATCAGCTCACTTCGTAGTAAATGATTTGAACGCTGGCGGAACTTCTGGCGGAAATGTTGATGCTGGTTTAGTAAATAGTAAAAGTGTTGGCAATGTGTCGGTTAGCTCCACAATACCAGATCATTATTTAAAATCTGGTAATGCTTTTTATGCTACTACTACTTATGGCAGAAAATATATTGATATGATAAGAACTAGAACTATTGGAAATATGGTAGCTATTGCAGGAGGAACTAATGCCTAATGCTAATGTTGAAATTGATTTTAATATTGAGGGATTAGAAAGGATAAGAAAAAATTTAGAAGAAAGTAAATTAATGGCTAAATTAGGGATATTTGGTGATAAAAATAAAAGAGATGATAACACAGGAAGAACAAACGCAGATATTGGGGCGGATCACGAGTTTGGCGTTCCATCTCGCAATTTAGCTCGCAGATCTATTTTTTTAGATCCTTTGACTATAAAAGGAAAGGAACTAACAAAGAAGGTAGGGCAGATAATAGATAGATATATTGATGAAGAAAACGGAATAGAAACTATATTAGAGCTAGTCGGAATTTATGGCGAGTCAATAGTGCAAGAAGCCTTTGAAACTGGAGGCTTTGGAGCTTGGCAACCAATAAAAGAGGCTACTGCTAATAGAAAAGGAAGCTCGCAAATATTGATTCATAAGAGTGAATTAAGGCGTAGCGTTACTAGTAAAGTTGAAAAAAGAAATAATTAATTATGAGACTGCCTAAATTAGATTTTGTTTTAAATTGCTGGTCAGAACCAATAGAGCTAATAAAGATAACAACAAGCGTGGTTGATTATAAAAATGTTAAAACAGAAGAAATAATCAATTTTAAGGGGGTTATACAACCTCTTAAGGCAGAACAAATAAATATAAAGCCTCTTGAAACCAGAAGCTGGGAATGGCTCATGATACACACAAGAGCAGAAATAGGGATAAATACAAATGATAAAATAGAGATTGATGATAAAAGATATAAAGTTATGGATAAAAACAATTATAGTCGTAATGGTTTTTATGAATATCATATAGTAGAAAGTTATGAATAGAGAGCCAATATTAATTTTAGGGGATATAATAAAAGATTTTATGACATTAAGTGACGATCAAATATATATCTATAATCAAAATTTTAATCCTAACAATAGCTCGACTCTTTTTATAACCTTAGGTTTTAATAATTCTGTAAATTATAGTAGTGTCAATAGATTTAATCCAGATACAGAACAACAAGAATTATCTATTAATATGAAAGAAAGCTATTCTATTAATGTTTACTCAAAAGACTCAAGCGCAAGAATAAGAAAAGAAGAAGTAATCATGGCTTTAAATTCTGATCTAGCAAGAAATAAACAAGAAGAATATTTTTTCCAGATACCTACTATTACACAAGGCTTTGTCAATGTGTCAGATTTAGAAGGCGAAGGAATGTATAATAGATTTGCTTTAAATATTAATATTTTAGCTCATTATAGCCAAGCGAGAAATACTCTTGTTTATGATGATTTTACTAACTCAATTGAAAACGAATAATTATGTCTATACCTATCACAAATATAATTAATGTTTCGTTGACTGGCACTCCTTCTGGCTTGCCTGCTGCGAATGTTAACAGCGTTGCAATATTTACTACTGAAACTCCAAGTAATATTGACGAATACAATACTTATGTTACAGCTTCGGCAGTCACTACTGACTATGGAACTAATAGCGTAACTGCTAAAATGGCAAGTAATATTTTTTCACAATCTCCAAATATTCTAACAGGAGACGGCCGCCTTGTTGTTATTCCTTTAATAAATGGAATTAGCGCAATAGAGGGCATTTATGAAAGCGCAGATATTACAGCTAACTTATCAAACTTACAAGCCATTGCTGATGGCGATATTAGAGTTGCTTTAAATGGTAATAATGTTGATTTAACAGGCCTAAACTTCACTAATGCAAGCTCTTTAGCTGATATAGCAACAATCTTACAAAGAAAATTGACTAATGTTGTAGTAACTGCAAAAGCTACTGGCTTTGACTTAGCTTCTAAAAAGGTTGGCGCTTCTTCTTCTATTGACTTAGTACAATTGCCAGCTGGTTCTGGAACTGATTTAAGTGTTGCATCATTATTCAATGTAGCGGCTGGAACTGCAACAGGTGGTGCGGATTCACAAGGCGAAACTATATCAGAGGCTATTTTAAGAACTGAAGAGCAAGTAAACTATACGGGACTTGTAACAAATCTTGATTTAGAAGATGCTGCTATTTCTGCGGTTGCGGCTACCGTTCAAGCTAGAGATATGATTTTCTTAGCTCATGTATGCAGTACGGAAGATTTAGAGCCTACTACTGGTATTGCTTCAATAATTAAAGATGCTACACAAACTAAAACAAGAATTTTATTTTATTCAGTTAGTCAAGAGTCAGCAAACTTAATGAAAGCGGCTTATTTAGGCAGAGCATTTAGTGTAAATTTCAGCGGTTCTAATACTTCTCAAACTATGCAATTAAAAGCTCTAGCAAATGTAATTCCAGATCTTATAATTAATCAAACTATATTTGATAAAGCAGAAACTGCGGGTGTTGATTATTATGGTTCTATTGAAGGCTTGCCAGTTGTTATTTCAAATGGTGCTAATAAATTCTTTGATTCTGTTTATAATTCTATATTTATTAAATTAGCGGTTGAAGTTGCAGGATTTAATTTCTTAAAACAAACTAATACAAAAAGGCCACAAACAGAGCAAGCAATGACAGCTTATAAAGCCGCCCTTTCTCAACCATTAATACAAAGCGTAAATGCTGGGGTTATTGCTGCTGGAACTTGGAACGGTGACACTTTTGGCAATCAACAAGACTTTATAAGAAATATAGAGGATAACGGCTATTATCTTTATAGCTTACCTATTGCGCAACAAGCACAAGCAGAAAGAGAAGCTAGAGAAGCTCCAATAGTGCAAATTGCATTAAAAGAGGCTGGCGCAATTCATTCTTCAAGTATTATTATTAATATAGAAGCATAATTATTAACTTTAAATAAAATATAAAATGACAATAGCATTAACAGGAAATGATTCAATTATAATTGACGGCTTGCCTTTAGTTGACTTAGCTAATGGCGATATTGGAACTTTAACCTTTCCAAATGATATAACTTCGGCGACAACTGGTAAAAATGGCAATTCTATAATCGTTATTAATGAAACTGGCCAGATTGCAGAATTAAGCTTAAGGGTTTTAAGAGGTTCAAGCGATGATAAAACTTTAAATTCAAGATTTAAAGTGATGGAAGCTGATTTACCTTCTTTTGTTTTAATAACTGGTTCAATTATAAAAAGAATCGGTGATGGAATTTCAAACGTTGTAGAAGATACTTATGCGCTATCAGGTGGTTCTTTCTCAAAAAGAGTTGAAACAACTTCTAATGTAGAAGGCGATATTGAGCAAGGCGTATCAGTTTATAATATCAGATTTACTAATTCATCTAGAAACTTATAATGATAAATACTTTTACAACTCCAACAGGAAAAGAATTAGTAGTAAATAAATTAAGATTTATAGAAAGCTCAAGACTGCGTAGAGCGGTCTTGGGTGCTATTAAAGAAAGTAATGTTAAAATATCTGATATTGATTTTCCTAGTTTACTTTCAGGCAATAAAGATCAAATGGGTTCAGCGGTTAAATCAGGCGCTTTAGATAAATTAATACATGTCTTAATGCAATTAGATTTAAGCGAAGAATTAAACAAGGCTTTAGATATTGCCTTTAAAAGGTGCACTTGGGAAGGCAAAGCTATTAATACAGATTTTTTTGACGATAACGAGGAAGCAATAAGCGACTATTATTTTATGGCTGCAATGTGTTTAAAAGTGAATGTATGGCCTTTTATCAAACTCCTTCTTTCATCGTTACAAAAGTAACGGCAGGAAGTGATACTATAAAGCCAAAAACTAAAATAAATTGTCAGGATACTGATTTAATTGTTTTAAGATTGGCAAAAGCGGGTTATGGAGGGGGTAATCCAGAAGCAATAGAAAATATGTCGGTTGATTGGGTTTTAAAAATGTTTCATTATGAAAACTTTTGTCATGATTATGAAAGCGAATATATGAATTTAAACAATAAACAAAATGGCTAGTATAGGAGAATTATTTATAAATTTAGGAGTAAAAGGCGACACGAAGAAGCTAGATGAATTTAAGGGCAGTGTTACAAAACTAAGAAGCAATTTAATTGCTGTTGGTGCTGCTTTTGCTGGTGCTATTGTCGGTTTCAATACTTTGGTTAATAGCTCTTTAAAAGGTGTCGTTAGTTTACAAAATTTAAGCAATCAAACAGGGCTAGCCGTTGAGAATTTACAAAAATTACAGCAAGTAGGGCAGTTGTCTAATTTAGCATTATCAGCGGATCAGATAGCGCAGTCAATGGGCAATTTACAGAAGAATATAAATGATATTACTGTTT